TTTGCAGAGGTAATGGCGCTGTCTGCAATATCTGCGGTAGCGATGCCCCCATCTGCTATCTTAGCTGATGTAATCGCGCTGTCCGCAATCTGTGACGTATCCACCGTAGCGAGAGTTACTGCTGCCCCTGAACCCGCGCCATCTGCAAAAATCCAACCAAAATCACCTGCGGGTATCGTGGCATTCGCTCCTGAACCCTGACTAAATATTGCAGACTGGCCCGTGTTGTTATGAACAAGAAACATCTTATCCTGATCATTAGGGCTTATCGTAATCGTGTTGGTTCCGCTAGGTGAGCCGCCAAGAACAAGAACTTTAAAATGACCATCCGACACAGAACCATCAGAGGTTGTCAGCGTATGTGTTGTGCCAGACAGCGTAATCGCGCCAACACCGTTAAGAGCGCGGTCAATGATGTCAAAGTTTGTATTAGTGGTATCGCCCCAAGTTCCTGACTGTTCGCCGGAGCCGGGTTTTTCTATGCCACTGTTTGCTGTATATGTACTAGCCATTTAGACCACCTCTTCCGTCCACTGGTTGATTGTACCACCAGCATTGATTTCTGTCCATGAATCGCCCGTGTGAGTTATAGCAGACCAGTTAGGTGTGCCGCCAGGATCAATCGGCACCCACAACAAGCCTCCGTCTACTGTCATTACAAACAAGAACGTCATGCTGCTTTCGCCGGAAGCGATTAAGTTAGGTATAGTGGTTTGCGTAAATGACGTAACAAGCTCTGCCACAGACGTTTTTATTAATGTGGGAGTAATGTCTTGTGAGAATACAAACTCTATACCAGACGAACCAGATGCCACAAGATTGCCATCACTGGTTTGCGTAAAGCTAAATATAATGTCTGAAGTTGCTACTTTAACAGTGTTGGCGGAGGCAGACTGAACAAACAAGAAGTCGGCTTCAGCAACAGCACTAGCTATCCGTGTAGCTGTAGAGGTCTGCGTGAAGTTAGCGTCCATAGACGCATCAGCTTCTTTGACTCTGTTGGCTGTACTGGTTTGCGTAAAATTGAAATCAACCTCTGCTACACCACTAGCAACAAGTGATGCAGTTGAGGATTGAGTAAAGTTAGCATCTATCGTTAGCTCACCACTTAGAATGCCAACACCAACATGTACTTTACTAAATGTGCCTATCATGTGATCCACACCTGAAAACACACCTATGCCTACAGAGGTTTGAGTAAAGTTGGCGTCCATAGTCTGAACGCCTTCTCTAATAATCCCCTGCCCAGCAAAAGGTATTTCGGCAAATGTGGCTTCGGCAAACATTAGCTTGCTGTGTACCCTTTGCCAGCCGTGATAGCAGCATTAACCGCTGCCATGTCCTCATCTGTCCAGTAGTCTTTAGCTACCATCAGTTGCAGATGTTCAACATTGCGGTCTACACAACCCTGACGCTCTTCTGCATCATCATCTGCCATTGCATCACCTGCAATAACGTCTGTGATGAGTTGCACGGAATGACCCATAGCGGTGTAGTTCTGTGCGATTTGTTCTGTTGTAAGTTCGTCCATTTTAATTTCCTTTAACAAGCCATTAGGACACAAGGCACACAGTATGACCCATCGTCATAGGTGTGCGATACATTGGTTGATGTTACTTTTGCGATTGTTTTGCTGCGAACAATGTCGTCACCTTGCGGCTTTGCCGTGCCATCGCCAGCACTCATTAGCAAGTCACCCCGTGCGACAGTTGTGCCTTGTGCGATACGGATAATCATGTCGCCTGTCATTGCGACATTCATGTCGGCGGTGTAGTCCTCGTCATCATTATCCCAGTTGACGAACACGCCAGCAACATTTGGGTCACCTTCAACTGAAGACACAGCCATACAGTTAAGCTGTTCGTTATCTTCTGTCACGCCATCCTTAGTCCACTCAGCCATCTGGTCTAAGTTAGTCATCACGGTGCCTTTGAGCAGGCCGTTAATACGGTTGCCGTCTGTAGCTTGTGACCAACGAGACAGGTGTCCACCGTTGTATGACACGGTAGTGCCAGATACTGAAATACTACCTTCAGCAGCGCCAGCCTGATAAAAAACTATTAAATCACCGTCAGAGGCGTTTCTATCTAAATATAATAAATTTGCGCCGCCTGTAATGCCAATATATCCAGCGCCACTGCCAGTATGTCCGTCAAGTACAATACCATTTCTTCCACTTACAGAACCCGTATTTGGGAAAAAAGTATTTTGACCACTATGTGAAATTCTCCAGCGTTCACTATCAGACCACATACGAATATTGCCAGCGCCATCTGACAGCACGACTCTGTTGCTGGCTGTGCGGATGTCTAGACCATCCTGATTGCCGTTGTAGCGGCCAAGAATGGTGTTATTAGAGCCTGTGGTGATATTGTCGCCAGAGCCTTGCCCAAAGAAACTATTTAATGCCCCAGTAGTTATGGATGCACCAGCAGCATGACCAAAAAATGCGTTTTGATACCCTGTAGTATTGGCAGTTCCAGCCTGATACCCAAACGCGGAATTGGTTGTACCAGTGGTGTTTGAAAGAAGTGCATTGTAACCTACCGCCGCATTTGAATGACCACTAATGTTTGCTTGCAGAGCGGCATAGCCCATACCAGTATTGTTGGCACCAGTGGTGGTGTTCAACAAAGCGTTTACACCGACAGCGGCATTGCCACTAGCCGTAGTGTTTTTATTCAGTGCAGCACTTCCCACTGCGGTGTTACTTACCCCCGTGGTGTTCAAAGCCAACGCCCCATTACCCACAGATGTATTGTCTGCTCCAGTAGTATTTGCTGATAGCGCAAGCCGACCTAGCCCAGTATTTCTATCTGCCGTGGTGTTTGCACTCAACGCTTGATAACCCACCGCTGTATTTCTTACGCCTGTAGTGTTAGCATCAAGTGACGAATGACCAACAGCCGTGTTCTGAGTGCCAGTGGTATTTGCATCCATCGCTGCATAACCAACAGCCGTGTTGGCGTTTGCTGTCGTATTGTTCTGCAAACTAGCCCTGCCTACAGCAACATTCTCTTCTCCTGTAGTATTCGCGGTCATAGAGTTTTGACCGATTGCGGTGTTAAGAGCGCCAGTGGTGTTTGCAGCTAGTGCAGCACTACCAACGGCTGTGTTGTTGCTTGAGGTGGTAGCTGCTTCAAGCGCACTTTTTCCAACCGCTACATTAGACGAACCTGTAGTATGTGCGCTGAGAGAACTCGTTCCCAGAGCCGTATTGTTTGCGCCAGTGGTGTTTGCATACAATGATTGATAACCAACGGCGGTATTACCCCCACCAGTGGTCGTTACCTCCATCGCAAGGCCACCAACCGCTGTATTTAATTCAGCAGTAGTGTTTGAGTTCAAAGCGGAGTATCCAATAGCCGTATTATAATCTAAGCCGCTATCAGTGACGTTATATGTCGCAAGCGCGGCATGACCAACAGCGGTATTGCGCCCACCCGTGGTGTTTGAAGTCATAGCGTTGTAGCCAATCGCCACGTTTCTAACACCTGTGGTGTTTGCGTCTAGTGATGTTGTTCCTACGGCTACGTTTCTGTCGCCTGTGGTGTTTGCGCCCAGTGCATCTTTACCCACACCAGTATTGTTGCTTGCTGTTGATGTCGCATCACCAGCTTGATGGCCTAAAAATGTGTTGCTATCGCCAGTTGTAATAGATGCACCAGAGTTATGTCCAACGCCTGTGTTAGCGGTTGAGTCAGTTACTGCACCAAGAGCGTTATTGCCAATACCCACATTTTCTGTAGCACTTGTAGCTGCATCAAGGGCGTTATCACCAATAGCAATATTATAGTTTCCAGATAGTGAACCGCCACTCAATGCCCCGTCACCCAACGCTACATTGTTAGTGCCTGTTGGAAAGTTACCGTCCAGCTTAACCGTGCCGCTATCCTGCGAGATGTTACCGCCAATAGTTATATTGTCTACAGTAACGGTGCCACTGAAGTCCTTATCGGCTGCATCTGCTAAGTCTCTTGCTCTAGTCACGGATACGTTCTCCTAAAATTACCAGCTTGATGGTACTTTGCCTACAATAGATGGGCTTGCCATTGTTTACTCCTCTAGCGCAGCCACACGACTACGCAATTCCTGAATTTCTTTGATAAGCATTGGAACTAGAATACTATAGTCTACACCCATCATTTTATTACTATCTTCACTGCCTGAAACAGCGAGTGGCTCAACAGACTGAAGTTCTTGTGCTATCATTCCGTAGTCTTGATGCTTGCCATCTTCAGTCCAATCAAACTGACGCACTTTCATGGCATCAATTTTGGATGAGGCAGATGCAGCATCTTGGATGTTAGACTTTAGACGGCGGTCAGATGAAGTGTTATAGGCAGTGGTTGTACCCGTAACAGTGATTGACCCCCTTGTGTTACCAGAATTATTAAACTGAAGTCTAGTTCCATCACCATTTCTGTTAATGCTTACATATGCAGATGCACTACTAAAAGCTACGATGCCACCGGGCTGAAAAGCATGTCCGGTGGTGGTATTGCCAATACCCGGACTGTCTGTTCCTGTCTGGAACATACGGATATTCCCACCGGACGAAATCCGCATCCGTTCAGCATTGCCAGTGCCGAATATCAAAGTGCCGCTTTCACAATTATTTAAAATTGCATCAGTGCCAATCATGGCAAACTGTGCGCCACGATTAGAGCCTGATGCTGGGTCTGAAAGTTTTAAATACGCCCCATCCGTATCGTTAATGTGTAAAACCCTAGCCCCACCGGGTACATTTATGCCAGCCAGTGAGGAGTCAATGGTTGGGTCATTTGTACCCATACCAATGCCCTTTGTTGCGCCTTCAACAACAAAAGAGTTGGCATCGCCAAGAGACTCAACACGAAAGTCTACGTCTACACTATCCTCATTGAATACTGTTTCTGTCGGGGAAAAACTTTGACGAGTTCGGCGAGTTCCACCACTCATTATATTTATAAATAGGGTTGCAGATTCAGTGCTATCTGATGCGTCAATCAACTGACCTTTAAACTGTACTAGATTGATTGATTGTGCAGCATCATTGTCAGCGTTGTACCGAATCATTCCTATAACATCATTATCTGCTGGACTGCCTGAATCACGAGTCAAGTCAAGAATAGGCCCAGAACTTGCATCTGCATCTGTGGATTTTAAAATCAACTGCGAAACATTGTTTGCACTACTAATTATACACTGGTCAGTTGCGGTAAACGCCCCTGTGATGTCTATGCCAGTTGAGCTAGTTTCTAACTTCTTGGCGTTGTCGTGGTACAGTTCAACAGCACCGTCAGTCTTAGCCACCAACATCTGTTCAGCTTGGTTTTTCATAAGCTGGATGTTGTTGCCGTTAGTGGTGATTAGGAAGTTACCTGTTCCGACATCTTCGATAAATGAGTTATTGTTGGCGTGGTAAATCTGCAAGTCATTGCCAGCACCAAACACAGCCTTGTCATTGTCGCCAAAGTTGATGTCACCAGTTGTGGTCAGTCCAGTAATAGTTGTTGCGCCTGTAAATGCAGTTGTACCTGTTACACTTAGATTACCACCCACACTGAAGTCGCTGTTCACGTTACCGCTGAACACACTAAACACGTCATACACTACAATCTCAACTACATCGCTTGCAGTCAGGGCTGACAGACCCGCGATAGTGTTCGCTGTGCTTGTGTTGTAGTCGGTGCCAGCTACTAGGGTTACACCATTCAGGTTTACGTCAACATAGTTGCCGTCAGTGAATGTCAGGGTGCCACCTGTCAGCGCACCACTAACGGATGTCTCGCCCCCGGATGCAGTGAAGTAGTAACGATTTCTAACACCCTGTGATGGTGATCTACCCAAGTACGCCATACTAGGCTACCTCTTCTTCGTCCTTGCTCTGAACTGATTCAATCAGCTTGTCAGTAAAAACATTCTGTGCAGCCTGAACCTGATCCAAATCAAATCGAATGTTCGCCGCTTTGTTTTGGCAAGACCGGATTTGCATAATGAGGTAGTTCTGCTCCTCATTAAGATCCTCTGTCTTGTATTCCTTGCCGTTGATCGTAACTACGTTATCGCTCATCTTACCACCCTGATGGAGTTCCAGTTAAAATCGAAGGACTGGCTTTCTCTGCAATGTCGGCATCTAATGCTGCCTTGACTTCATCTTCAGTCTGGCCCATGTCAGCCAAAACTTTGGCTTTGCACCAGTCCTTGGTTAAATCATTATATGCCACAAACTCTGCGCCGTCTTCCATCTCTACGCCAGTTGTGCCGTATTTAGTTGCGGAAAGGGCGTTGCCGTCAGCGTCTGTTTCGCTGTCAGAGGTCGCTGTTACACGCCAGTGAATTGTTTTTACAACGTCAGAGTTGTCCCCTTCAGTTGCTACGCGGTCAAGTTGTGGATATGTCCACTCATATGAATTAGCCATTGTCTACTCCTCGTATGGGCTTGTGCCGCAGCATGAAGGCCAAGCTGCTTTGAGTTCAGTGATTGTGGTTGCCCCGTTGCCAGCAGTCGGGGCATCCCGCAACGCCTGTTTGTCAGCCACGATTGAGGCTGTGTCTGCGCTTGCTTCAAGGGCTTTCATGTAGTCAGCATCCAAAGCCTCAAGCAGCGGCTTTCTGGCTTCGCGTATCTTGTCGGCAAAGATTGTCTTAGCTGCTGCCAAGTCCTCTGTGATGACCGTGCCGTCCAAAGCCCAAGCGTTACGGAAATGTCTGTCGCTTGGAACTGTGGCTGATGTAGCATCAATCTCATTGCCGTCTTTATCTGCAATAATTGTGGTCATGCTGCGACCCTCCAAGCGTTTCGAAATTCTCTGTCTGGCTGCTGTTCACGCCTAATGATTTTAAGATGAACACTGTTGCTGGTTTCGTAGTTGCGCCAGATATGCTGTGGCACATCTTTCATAATGAGATACAACAAGGCTTCTTCTTCTGTTTTCGGACCTTCTCTTGGTGTGTCGTGCAGCAGGTGCATACGATGATGTCGTTTGAAATCAGGTTGTGCTTCGTCCTTTGCCAGTTCCCAATAGACCCATACTGGTGGGAACACACCGCCAGCCATCAATGCAGCCATCGCATTTGGGTCTGGGTGCATAACAGCACAGCAGTCCATATCAACGTCCTCATACACAACAGCATACTTTGTTTGATAAGGTTCAAGTTGTTGCCGTGCTTCTTTTATGTGGTCAATCATGTGCATCAAAGGTCACCAAAAAACGCAACACAAACATCAGTAAAGTCTAGGTTAGTGCCAGCAGACCAAGCTGAACATGAAATGGCAGCCACAGTGGTGCTTCCACTAGCTGCACCAGATGAACCCATACAGGCTGTTCCTCTGTTAGCGGTGCTAGAATCACCAATGATTGAACCGACTACACACATATGAGCATTTGCATGGGTTACAGCGGTTGTTACACGATAATTTCCTGTGCCATCATCTGTAATAGAAGATGCGTTAAAACTATCTGATATTGAGATGCTTCCTGTACCATTAAAGTTAATGCGGCAAGTGCAGCCTTCATTTTCAGGCCCAAAGCTAGACATTACTTAGCCTCCATCTCAGCGAGACGCTGTTCCAGTTGTTCGATTTTGCGGTGTGCATCCTGCAACGCCGACACCAAGATTGGTGTGATGCGTCCGTAATCCATAGACATCATCGCCTTGTCATCAGTGCCAATGCTTACAGCTTCGGGCATCACCTCTTCCATCTCTTGGGCGATAAAGCCCATAGAGCGTGGGCCGTCTGGGTCAGCCTTCCAGCTATATGACACAGGGTTCATCTGCATCAGTTTATCTGTTGCGACTAACGGTTCGATGTCTTGCTTGAGGCGAATGTCTGAGGTTGTGGCAAAGGTTGCGCCGCTAGTTGTTACATTAATGCCGCCTACCCCAACTCCACTTCTAAGAACAGTTAGGACATTGTCATTCTGATTTACATTGAAATATCCAGCAGTACCATTTGACCTAGAGAAAAAGGCATCGCCGATAGCACCTCTCAATGTGCATCCAGTAGCTGTATTTCCAGCACCGGGGGCTGAAGTGCTTGTTACTCCAACCGAAAATGCTCCATCCGACCCGAATCTGAATTTCTCACTACCACCATTGAACACTTTGATGTTATTGCCAGTAGCAAAATCAAAGTAAGTGTCTGGGTCATCAAGATTGTAATGGTATCTTGCTGTTATACCGTTGTTGAAATAACCGTCTTTCCAACGAACACTAGTGCTTCCCAAGTCCACAGCATTATTCTGTTGTGTGCCGTCGTAATGGGCAATGATACTGGTTGATGCAAATTGTAAGCCTGAGTTATCGGCATCGTTGGCAATGAAAGGATTATTATTGTTTACAACGCCGATTGAGCCAATCGTTGTGCCGTCTTTTCGGAGTTGGATAATCTCACCATCACTATTCAATCGGTTCAACCTTAGTGCGTCTGAGCCATCTCGTGTTGAAATTAAAGGACCAGTAGCACGGGCTTCGATGCCAACTGTTGCTACGTTATCTGCGGTCTTGCCAATCAGCAGATTTCGGCTTCCGTCAAATCGTGCGGCCTCAGTATTGGCAACCATAAACGCAAGCTGTGTACTGCCAGCCTCAGTGCCGAATGTTCCAACACTGCTTCCATCTGTTTTCATCGTAAAGTTTGTTGCAACACCGTCTGTAAACGTGGCGAGTGTTCCTGTGCTGCCTTTGGTTGCAATGACTTGGCCCTGAACATCTATGCCTGTAGCGGTAGTAGATATTTTGGCAGCGTTGTTGTGGTACAAAGTAGCTGCACCATCAGCAATAAACTTCGCCATAAACTCGCCGCCAGAACTAATAATGTCTACTTGAGAAGAACCAGCTAAACGTAAGTTTCCTGTGCCTGTATCGTTGATATAACTATCGCTGCCATCGTGGTAAATTTGCAAGTCATCACCAGCACCAAACTTGAGCCGATTAACCTCTGCGCCGCTACTGTCTGGAAACTCGATGTTGTTGCCATTTGTGTCCAGTACACCACCAAGCTGGGGACTGGTGTCGTTCACCAAGTCGGTGCTTACAGTGCCAAACGACAGAGTGCCGGAGCCGTTGGTCTTTAGCACCTGACCATTGCTCCCATCTGCTGTTGGATAGGTTAAGCTGTTTATTTCTGCGGAGCCTGTAACAGTCAGACCATCAGCAGTATTAAATCGTTGTACACCAGAGCCGATATAACCCATCAGGTAATCTCCAATATGGAAAGTGTAACATCAGCAGAAGTTGAAGCACTTGACGTAACCTTCAAAACATCTGATGCGTTCATCACAACCTTCTGGTCGCCTCCTACAACAACCAACGATGATCCAACGGGAACCGGGGCATCCTTGATAATGTATACGTTATCGCCGTCATTGTTCTCTAGCTGAACATCAACCTCTATTTGAGATGTCACAATGTTAGCTATACTGAGGCCAATAATCGTTGTCTCTGTGGAACTTGGGCATGTGTAAATAGTAGCCGCGCTGGTACCAACTCCCGTGTCTGTTACAAGTTTAAAAGCATTCGCCATAATATCATCCTAACGCAATCGCCATAGCGATGCCCTGTCCTGCGGGATCAAAAAACGTCAGCCCCTGTGTTTGAAGGTTGTCGGTATGGATAGCCTTTTCTGCTGGCAACGTGCAGAAAATTGTCTTGGTTCCAGAACTCCAACTCACAGCGTTGTCACTGTTGCTGGACTGCAAGATGGTTGTACGCGCCAATGTAGTGCCGGATGACGTATACGTTCCAACCCCAACCTCAAAGTCAGTGCCGTCTGTGCAAGCGTAAAATGTCGTGTTCCCGTTCCCGACAGAACCAAAAGTCTCAAAACCAGTGACCGCACCAGCCAATGTATATGTGCCAGTGCCTGTCGTGGTGGTCGTTTCTTTGACCCTATCCGCAAGAACAAGCGCCATTTTACTTCAACTCAACAGTGAAGTTACCCGCGTTAATACGGAAGATATCGCCGCTTTGAATTGTCTTGTTAACATCCAGTGCGCCAACAAACAGGATGTTTCCACTGCTTGCCGCGTCTGCAACAAAGGCATGTGTAATAACATCATCTCCGCCGCCACCAGATGCTGGAAACTCAACATTCGCTGCATTTGTAGCTGTCTGTGCGTCTGTGCCAACAGCAGGAACCGTCCAACCAGAAGCAGCAACCTGCTGCCTCGCGTAGTTGGTAAAGTCCGCTTCAGTGACAGAGCCTGTTTCAATACTACTAACTGCAGTAGCTAGACCAATGTAGATACTGTTACCGGGAGTCGCAAAACTCTCCGCATTATTCTTAAACAGAAACTGCAAGATGGCATGTTCTGTATAGTTGGTTGCTGCATTTGACGTTGCCATTTTTTACTCCTCAAGTACGGGGCCGTTCCGGCAAACCCCTGCGATATGCATCGCTGTTTTCTCTGGCCTCTGCCAGATCCTTAATCCTGGTCATTGCTTCCGTAAACTGTTTCTCATACATGGTGAGCATATCCTGCTCACCTTTCATGTAAGTATACGCTTCGACCAAAGAACCGTAAAGCATGGCATTCGGAGCGTTCTCACTGAGCCATGTTGTACCAGAATCAGCCCCGGCTGTTAATGACGTAGGCCTATAATAGTAGTGAAGCTCAACAGCAAAGTTTGCATTCGGTGTTGGCGACACAATGAAGTTGTCGATATCGAAGAAAGCGTAATACTTAGGAACCCCTGTTGTGGATGCGTTGGGGTTGTACTCCTGGATAAAGTTTACATCCTTCTGCAACAAAAACTCTTTGGAGCTACTGTTGGTGATCGACATAGAAAAAGACGCTAGGTAGTCGCTAGGCACAGAAAGATACGGGTCATTCTGCGACAAGGCTGACGTGGCATTTTTACGGAAAAGTTCTAGGTCAACAAGTTTGAATATGCGCTGCTCTGTGTTCTTAATGAACGTGGGCAAGTTGGTTACAAACGTAGACTCTGTGTTCTCCGTATAATCCTGTATCGCTGTCTTTAGCTGTGCATAGGTGTAGCTCACTTAAACCTCCAATGTGACTGGTCCGACAGTCGCATTTTCACCACCGCCTCGTGTATTACCGGCTGTCGCGGTTCCTGACGAGGCCGTGAAGGTATAAAGGTTTGAATCCACAACAGTAATCGAGTAACCACTTGCATTCTCCAATACGGCTTCCGTAAAACCGTCAAAAGCTTCAGCTTTGCGGAATCTTACAGTATCTGAGGTGCTACGTCCATGAGAGGGTTCAACCACGGTAATGGTGGTAGACCCTTGGGCACCTGATATAAACGAGTTAGGCCCAAGAAGCCTTGCAACTGCAACCTCGGTTCTTTGATCTGGACGTGGATCAAACAATGCTTGCGGATCTGGCCCTACCTGTGGTGGCTCAAGCTGTGGGTGCTTTGGCTCATACTCATCTGGTCCTACCTTCAGACCATTCCACTCCGTCTGCATTTCAACAAGCCGGTAGCGAAACCCCGACCTATCGGAGTAGCCCCAAGCATCTTTACCCGAAGCATACCTCGCCATTAATTAACCCTCAGATACTGTATGCTTGGCTGTAGTTTCAGGGCAACTCGGTCTTCGTCCTCGTCTGCGGCACGTTGAAACTCTTCTTCGTACAGGTTCTTTAGAAGCTGCACTCGTTCCGGTGCTTTTTTAAGAGCAGTATAGTACGCAAGGCCTGCGACCATGCAGGGCAAAAACCTAAATGGTGCATCTGTTGTGTTAACCAAAGCATCGACATCTTCAATCCGTTGAACATAGTAATATACCAATGTGTCTGTGGAGTTTTCAGGGGTGGGCCACAGCGTGATCTGAGGCTCCACCTGACGATTGTAATAATACTGACTTGGGCGTCCCTGTGTTGTTTTGTTTGGCACTGTCAGATACTCACTGCGTGACATTCGGCTTATCTCAAAGTCTGTACCACTACGGCGAACTACTACTTCCAAAAGGTCCGTATAGTCCGATGTAAATGTATACGTCGCCGTGCCTTGAGTCAGAGCTTGCGTAGCTTGCTTGACTGTCCACAAGTTTAGCCCACGGTTTGCCCAGTCCGCAAACATCAGGTTCATGGACCTACGCGCCGTGCGAGCATCATAGCCAGTGCGAACTTCAAGCCCGCACCTCTCATACGCCTCTTCGATTATCTCTGCTACGTCGAGATCAAAGTCTCGTGAACCTGAAGTTGCCATTTACTTTCTCTTCAATGTGCCGCCACGCATCTTACGCATAGCTTTGCCCTTTTTTGCCATGACTGGTTTCTTCATCATTGAACCACCACCGCGCATAGCTTTCTTTGCGCCCATTCCACCACGCATCTTACGCATTGGTTTCTTCATAACACTTTCTCCTATCTCTACGATGTTTAACTAAGCGTTGATAATCCTGGTCTTCATAGTTTGAATAATACCCTAAAGCCTCTAGCTTTGCACTAGCGTTGTCTATATCTGTCAAGCGTTGAATAAACACCATGCTTAACTTTTTTTCCTTAAACGCCAACAACCAAATATTGTGCCCTGTTGCTGCTAACCATCCGTTTAAGGCAAAACAAGAGGCCTCTAGATCATCGTAACTTTGTTTGTGTGTGTAGCTGGCACAAATTACGACCTGATATGTATCGTCAAAACTTTGTATCTCTTCGTAAACCGCGTCCCACAAATCGTCTTTTTCTTCTCGGACTTTTACTTTGTTTGCAAACCAAGCGTTTTTGGCGAAAGGGCACAAAGCATTTCCGTTGACGGATTTATCTGGCTGACTAAGTTCCGATACAATCCAATTTTTAAGAACGTCTGTTAGTGACATTTTTCTTTGGCATAGTTATAGCACCAGCCATTTCTTTGCGCGGGGAACAGTGCATGCCGCCATGACTAAAACCAGGAACACCACGCCCCTTTAAAATGTCAGCTTTCGTAACATCACCATCCTTGTTCAAATCCGGGAACTTTTTATTTGCCACGTTTCTTTCTCCTTAATGCTTTTACACGCCGGGGCTTTCCGGCTGGTTGCCCAATACGTTTCTTCTGCGCAATTCTACTACGCTTCTCTGCTGCTGTCATTTCGCTAGATGTTTTAGGAGTTTTACTGGAAACTCTCTTAGAGGGGCGACAATATGGAGTACCCCGTTTTTCACCCTTGCGACGGCCACACGGTTTTCCTGTACGCTGGTCCGTCCACTTTTCCTTAAACCATCTTTTAAGAGCCAAGCCCTTTTTCGTCTTGCGTACCGCCATTGTTTACTTCCTTGACTTTTTAATCGCATCGAATGTCTCCCGCATAGTGGCAGGCTTCTCATTCTTCGGATCGTACTTGCACTTTATTTCCCGTGGGAAAAACTCGTTCAAGCCTAACCATACGCTGTCAACAGTGTTATTAGGCCCATGATATATACATACACGCTGCCCGTCTATAAGCTCACAACCTTTGAGTCGGCAATCTACATACTCCGGTATGGATGCTGCGTTAGCTGCACTTTTTAGGAACATTACAAAACCCAGTAAAACCCCTGACCCTACACAGGCCACTAAAATCCACGCCACAATCTCAACAAATTTGCGCCTACGTTGCCTCTGACGATACAATGTTTCCTGGCGCTGCTTTCGGATCTGACCTTCCATTTTCACAAGGGAGTCCCATTTGGACTTGCCAAGAGTAAGGCCAATCCATTGTTGAAGCTCTCGTCTTTGCTGTTCAGCCTTTTCTTTAGCCGCAAAGGTTTCTATTGCCTCTTGTTCAACAGATTTACCAGCGAACAGTTTTTTAAACAGAGGAGGGTTCTTAGCTTCTTTCTCCAGCATATCCAGGTCACTGAGCGCACCCATCCACCGTGACAAGTCGGAAGCCATCGACTCAATATCACGTCCTACCTGCATACCTTTTTTGATTGCGCCAAAAGCTGCGGAAGCTGCTGCCATCGCTGATACTGGATCCATTAATACACCTCCACGCTTCCTTCCTTGACGTACTTTGGCACACAGTAAGCAGTGACGCGGTCCTTCGGATCTATGTAGTCTTTATAGCCGTAGTTTCCGTACCTCTTTGAAACCTCGGCAGCAAAATAGTTACATTCTGTAACAGATCTAAAATGCATATCTGCACTTGTTAAGCGTCTGTCTTCACCCGTCCCCAGGTACACCATTAAGACAAACACATGTATCATCGCGGTCAATAAATCTTTGTTGTGCGGTACTTGTACGTTCCGCCGGTTGCTTTCTTTTTGCTGTTACCCCAGTTTGCTGCGCCAACTTTTCGGCATTTTGCGATGGCACCGCTTGCATACGCCGACGGGAAGACCTTATAGCGGCGTTTAACTTTGTGATAGCATGCATCCTTCTTGCTCATTTCTGCCTCTTTGGTTTTTTAGCCTTACGAACCTTCTTGAACTTTTTCTTCTGGGGCGGCTTTGATATTTGGCTTTCGAGCGACCCACGCGAGATTCCCATCTTTATTCCTCTCTATGTAGTCTTCCCACAAAGTAGTGAGCATCTTGTGGTTTTCATCAACCTTGACGCTTATAACAGCCGTGTCTGTCTTTAGCTCAACTACGGACAGAGCTATCCAAGCAACAAAACCCAGGATTGCAGTAACTCCTATATTTAGCATTTCCATCTCCGACGAGCTGCACAGATACGTTTTTTAGGGGTCTTCTTGCAACTGATGTTATGCATCTTCATCTGACCAGCAGAACGCGAGCAGTATGACTTGCGGCGCTTTGCACGAGATTTGCTAGGCTTGCTCTCAGTCACCGCTGTTTGAAGCTTGCTTCCCGGGTTTTTACGACGATACGCTGCAACACCAGCCTTAGTCATTCCCGCTCCAGATTTAGTGGAGCGGAAATTCTTTTTGTTGCGCTTGGGCATCTTTGATGGCTTTCTAGCCATTAGCCAAAGAACCCAGTGATAGAGTCTACGTTAGTGAGCGTTACATGACACTCATCATCGAAGATCATGCCGTGATCAGGAATGGTGATTTGATTGTCGTCTGATGTATGAAACACCATTGACAACAATGTTGCACCACCGCTCCCGTTCTTAAACACAACGGCGGGTGACCCACTAGAGGCTGTCTTTACATAGAAAGCCTTTAGACGAGTTCTACCACCCTGCAATGTGCCTGTAGCTGTAGCAGTCTTTGCTGTAATAGAAGCAGCCATTGTGCCCTCCTATTAAGCAAGGTTGTTATTCTGCTGGTACAGGATTGTAACACGAACAAGACCTGCGTTTGTTGCAGCGGAGCCAGTTACAGTCAAACGAATGTCCGCTGTTCCTGTGTCCTGCCACGCCAATGCAGCGCCAGCTTGAGTTGTTGGATACTTGCGACCAGCAGTTGTTCCGATTGCAAACGTGTTGAGAATGGTAGCAGCACCACCAACAGTGTCACCAACACTAAGGTTAGTTGCAGTGTTAGCTGCGGTGATAACATCAATCACACAGTCAATAATTTGAGAGTTTGCTGGGATAACAACGTCAGTTACAGATGCTGCGACTGCACCACCAGAAAGATCTACTGAGAATGTTTGAGCCATAACAACCTGACCGACATTGGCAATGTTAGTGCCAAGTGTTGTGCCTGTTGTGTTCTTAATCGTTCCGGCCTTAATAGGACCAGAGAAAGTAGTTGTAGCCATTTTGTACTCCTGTCGTGGCTAGTGTCAGCCACGCTGTGCGGCTGTCAGGGATAAGTAACTATACAATAAAAAAGGGCGGCATGGAAGCCGCCCTCTAGTTTCTTTGTGCCTACAGTTATGCTCCGGGTGAACCGAATACACAACGTGGGTCTGAGAAGCCGAAGCTGTAACGCTCACGAGCCTTGAACCGCATGTTACCAGTGTCGAAGTCTGGGTCCATGTTGGTTGACAGGGCTGTACGCTCAAAGTGCTTCAGACCGTTAGGTGCATCAGTCTTGATGAAGAATGCATCTGTGTCGGTCAGGTAGTCGTTGACTACATAGCCTTCAGGCAGCATGCCCATTGACTTCAGCGCGTTCACGTCGTTGTCGGCTGTTCCAACACGGAGGTTAGAAACAAGCAGACGCTCTGCAACGAATTGCAGTTGACGTGGAACAATCAGTTTCATGCCGCGAAGAGCAATGATGAGTCCACGCTCGTCAACGAAACCAGCGATGCTGATAAGAGCGTCTTCAAGTGAAGTCTCATTAAGGTCTGAGGCAGTTGCTGGCTCGTTTGAGAACGTGCCACCGCTTGTGAGCGGGTGGTTTGTCGCCATAAGAGCTACACCGTCACCACCAGCAAATGCGCCAGCGGAGAAGCCATTGTTGAGGACAGAAGCAGCCTTAACCTGCTTGGTGTGTGCCATAGAACGAGCAAGAGCGCGTGTATAGCGGGCACCAAGACGGTCATAAAGGTTATCTTCGATAGCCTCTTCCGTGATTGAAAAGCCCATTGCGATGGTCTCGTGGTTATACCGTGCGGTATACGCCTCATTTGCATCGTCATAGGAGATTCCAGAACCCTCGTTTTTCACAGGGGCTGCACCGAAACCTGACAGCATGACCTCTTCTTCAAACGCCCGGTCTGATGACTCGGTGTCAAAGATCTCAGCATGCTGACCTTCGTAGCGGTTGTATTCCATACCAAAGAGGGCGTTGAGGCCTGGTTCTAGTTCTTTGGCGAGTTGTGCGCGAGAAATAGCCATTGTCTAGCCTCCCTATGAAATTGCCGCTTCAGAATCGGCCTGAAGCAGTGCGTGGTTGTTGAACATCACAATCACAGGCAGACCAGCAGCAGCGTAGTCTTCGTTGTCTGCATCATCCTGAATACCTACAATCTTCAGAGGAAGTGAGGTATTGGATGAATCCAACGTAGCTACATCCAACTGTGCGTTGGAAATACCTGTTGTTGTGCTTCCGCCTGCGCCGCTATTGAACATTGTGCTTTCAAAAATAGCTGCTTCAGCGGTTGCCTGATCCGTGAAAGAAGCGTCTGTACAAATTACAAAACGCTGGAGCGGGTTGTCGTACACAAATCCGATAATATCGAAGTTTGTGTCCGCCCCTGAACCAGGCCAGAAATTTGAAAAGACTTTTTTCCCTGTTGACGAAGATACATACTCACAACCAGCAAAAACGCCAACAAATGCTACAGTGTCCCCGGAAGCAGAACCAATGGCGATTGAACCGCCATTAACAGCTTTTACCGCAGAACCCTGATAGATTGCCGACGCATCACTGGCGATCAAGTATGCATTAGTACCGCCTGTAGCTGGTGTGCTACCTGCGTTATTAATCGGCTTCATGCCGAATGCAACATTGACGTTTGCCATAATGCTACCTTTCTCTCTAAGTTAGGTGGTTACTTACCACCAAAAGATACACGACTTTGCCTATCATTATGGATGGGCATAGAGGGATGTTGTTCCCTCATTAGGTTCTCATCAACGGCCTTGATTTGGTTGCGGGTCTGCTCCCGAAAATATTCAGTTCTTTCCTCTACCGTTTCTTCAGGAATACGGCACAGCATTAGTCCGCCGACACCAATAATTCCTGCATTCTTACCCTCTTCAAGCACTGGATAACGATCCATTTCGTCAGGATATTCATCTGCACGAACTGGTTCCCATCCCTCACGCATCTTTGAGTGTACATTTGTTTTATCATCCTCACCACGAATGGCAGTTCTGATCCAACGATGCTTGTACCCTGCTGGTGGTTCTGGTGCTTCCAGCTTTGAAGGTGGTGCCCAAGGCTTGCGCCGTTGGGTGTTTGCGCGACTCTTTGATTCGCGTGTAGTTCTTTCAGCCATTTTCTACTCCTTTACATACTTTGCATATTCTTCAAGCGGAACATTCAGTCGTTTCGCAATGGCAATCTGCGAAGGAGACAGTTTGACTGTTCTGCGCCCCTTTGGTGACGACGACTTTGACGCCGTGGACTCAGCAGAAGCGACTCTGGGTCCAGAGTCACGTTTTGTCTCCTTGAACTTGTGTGGAAACTCAACGCGAACTCGTTTGTCAAGCTCAGTATAATACTCATCTGAGGTTGGGTCAAATCCTTCATCCTCAATTAATTGCCTATGTATGCCAAAAGCAGCATAGGTCATTGTTTGATCAGTACCGAACCATTCGTTGTTTTTTGCCCAAGACTCCGCTTTTGGATCTGGCTGGGCTTGCTGCTGCGGTGCAGGCTGCTGCGCGACTTCTTGCGCCGGCTGTTCAGCCCTCTCTTCATTACGCCGCTTTGCTTCTGCATACCTAGCCTGTTCTAGGGCAAGTTGACTAATCTTTTGCTGGGCCTCAAACATGGCATCCGCGTCACCGTCTTCATAGGCTTTGCGGTATGATTCCTTGGCTGTCGTGACCTCGGACTCCAGTCTGCTGCCAAACTCACCAACATACGACTGATCAAGCTTATCAAGTCGTGACTTGAGTTCGTCGTTCTGCTTTTTTACAGCCTCGGCGTACTCCAAAGCAGCTTGTCGCTGTCTCTCTTCTTCCCGAAAGCGGTTGGTAAGTTTACTAATTCTACGCTGGACAGAATCAGAATACTGCTCAAGCTCATCATCTTCAGAAGCTGCGGTTTCCTGCTCTGCGGTTTCCTCTGCTGGAGCAGCCTCTTGCTGCTCCTCTTCCTGTTCAGCCTCTACGACTTCTAGTTCTTCTTCTTTCTCAGCAAGATTGTTTTGCATACTAAGCTCCGTATGTCTTTATGTCGTCTGGATCGACAATAGTTGCAATGACCTCATCGTCATTGATAATACGAACCTCGCCGCCTTCAATATTAAAACGAGATCCAGCGTAGCGACCAATACAAATCCAATCACCTTCCTTGCACCAAGGCTCGGAATCAGGACCAAATTTGTCTTGATCTTTGTAGGCAAGCGGCCCGACCTTAACCACATAGGCTACCATTGTGCCCCGTGCTTCTCGGTCTTTGGCTTGATCCGGCACATAAACACCACCTTCAGTCTTGTCTTTACCTGCATACGGCATAACAAGAATGCGCCAGCCTGTGGGTTGCGGCACACGTTCTGTGATAGGTTTATTTTTTGCTAGTTGTTCAGCTTCTTTTTTGGCTTGCTGTTGCCGTATTATGTGGTCAGGAACGAATAGAGTCTTCGTCATAGTTTACCTTTTTTAGCAGGGTTTGGAGTTCATCTAATGCGTAGGTGAGTCCCTGAATCTCACCAACCATTGCGCGGTATTGTCCGATATCGGATGCACTGCCGCTTGTCACGGAAATGCTAATATCGTCCACACGAGTTTGCAAGGCTTTACGATACCTTGATAAAAATTG